ATTCCAGTTATTAGTGGTGCTGGTAGAGGTATTGGAAAGATATTATTAGGTGCTGCATTAATAGGTGCTGCATTTTTCGTTCCACAAGGTTTAGCTTTATCTAAAGGAATAGGAACAGGGTTTGGATTTGCAAAGGCAGGTGCATTAGCTAAAGGTTTAGTATATGTTGGTGCTTCTTTAGTCTTGCAAGGGGTTTCTGATTTATTATTTCCATTACCAGAACCACAAAAGTTTAGTTCAGAGGAAGATCCACAACTATCTTTTAATTTTAGTGGAGTGCAAAATACATCAAGAGCAGGTACTCCCGTTCCGATAGTTTATGGTGAAATAATTACAGGAAGTGTTGTAATAAGTGCAGCGATTGACACTAATCAGGTGGAAGCATGACAGACGAAACTAAGATTATTAAAGGTGCAGGCGGTGGGCCTCCTCCTCCTCCTCCTCCTCCCTATCGTGCTCCTGATACTTTACATAGTAGAAGTTTTGCTACTGTTCAAGACTTAATATCTGAAGGTGAAATAGAGGGTTTTGCTAGTGCATCAAAAGCACAGCTTAGTAAAGGATCAACTAATTATAATAATGCAAGTTTAAAAGATGTCTTTCTTGACGATACTCCAATATTAAAAGCAACTGCTTCAAATAGTAGTCCTGCTAGTAATGATTTTAATTTTCAAGATGTAACCTTTAAATCTAAGTTTGGAACGTCAAACCAAACTGCGATGAGTGGTATTCCTGCTGAAAGCAGATCACCTACTGGTGTTGGAGTTACTGTAACTACTTCTAGCCCTGTAACAAGACAAATTTCAAATACTGATGTTGATGCTGTAATTGTCACTTTAACTTGGCCTCAAATTCAAAAGTTTGAAGATGATGGCGATGTACGAGGTATGACGGTTGAATATAAAATACAAATTCAACACGATTCTGGTGGTTTTGTTGATAAAGTAAGCAGTTCAGTTAGTGGTAGAACTGCTGATGCTTACGCTAGAGATCACAGAATAGAATTAACAAGTGGATTTACAACTGTAGATGTACGAGTTGTTCGTGTTACAGCAGATAGCACAAATCCACAACAAGTAAATGCTTTTGAATTTACCAGCTTTCAAGAAGTTATAGATAATAACTCAACTTATGCTAATAGTGCTTATGTAGCTCTTCGTCTAGATAGTAAACAGTTCAATCGTATTCCTACAAGAAAATACAGAATTAGAGGAATAAAAGTAAGAATACCAGGAGCAGGGGCATCTAACTCTGGCACTCCTACTGTTGATATTCAAACTGGAAGAATACAATATCCATCTGGCTACATATTTAATGGAGTCATGGGAGCAGCAACATATACAAATTGTCCAGCCATGTGCTTGCTTGATCTTCTCACAAACACGAGGTACGGTCTAGGAGATCACGTTACTGACAGTAATTTAGATTTATTTAGTTTTGTAGCTGCTAGTAAGTATGCTAATGAGTTAGTAGATGATGGCACAGGATCAGGTACACAAGAAGCTAGATTTAGTTGTAATGTAAATATTCAAAGTCCAAAAGAAGCATTTGCAGCCATAAATGATTTAGCTGGTGTTATGAGATGTATGCCTATCTGGTCTGCTGGATCTATAACCATATCTCAGGATAAGCCTTTATCAGCAAGTTATTTATTTAATTTAGCCAATGTAGGACAAGAAGGATTTACCTATCAAGGTAGCAGTTTAAAACAACGTCATTCTGTTGTTTCTGTTAGCTATTTTAATATGGATTCAAAAGAAGTTGATTTTGAAGTAGTAGAAGATGCAACAGCAATATCAAAACTAGGAACGATAGTGAAACAGGTAAAAGCATTTGCTTGTACTTCTCGTAATCAAGCTGCAAGATTAGGTC